AGAGGAGACGGTCGACCAGCAGGACGACCAGGACGTGCAGGACATGGAGCAGGAGGTTCCGGAGGCCCAGCAGGAGGCCGAGGATCCGCCGGCAGACCAGCCGGAACCGGCCGCTGAGGCCGATCCGGAGCCGGAAGAGGTGCAGGTACTGATCGGCGACGAGCAGGCTTCAGAGGTCGATCAGGAGGCCGAGCGGGCGCCGCAGTGGGTGCGTGAGCTGCGGAAGTCGCACCGCGAGCTGCAGCGCAAGGTGCGCGAGTACGAGCAGGCCCAGGCGAAGGCGGCAACCGTTGCCGCCCCGGCGGGGCAGGTTCTGCCGCCCAAGCCGAAACTGGAAGACCACGACTACGATACCGACCGCTACGAGACCGCGCTGGAGGCCTGGTACAAGCAGCGCGACTCGGTCGAGCGGGCGAAGCGGGACGCCGAGCGGAAGGCCGAGGAGGAGCGCACTGCGTGGCAGGCCAAGCTCGACGCCTACGGAAAGGCGAAGGGCGAGCTGAAGGTGCGCGACTACGACGAGGCCGAGCACCAGGTGATGGAGGTGCTGAGCCAGACGCAGCAGGCGGTGGTGCTGCAGGGCAGCGAGAACCCGGCGCTGGTGGTCTACGCGCTGGGCAAGAACCCGAAACGCGCGAAGGAACTGGCCGCGGTGACCGACCCGGTCAAGTTCGCATTCGCGGTAGCGAAACTGGAGGCACAGTTGAAAGTCCAACCACGCAGCAAGCCGCCGGCGCCCGAAAAGGGCGTGCCGGCCGGAACGGCGCCGGTGTCCGGCGCATCCGACCAGACGCTGGAGCGCCTGCGGGCCGAGGCCGAGCGGACGGGCGACTACACGAAGGTCGTCCGCTTCCGGCAGCAGATCAAGGCCAAGCAGCGCGCGTGAGGGCTTGCGCGAGGCCCGCATGCGGTGTATTCTGCGCCGCAAGTGGGTCTCGCCAGCCCTGAAATGGCAGAGAACGCAGCGTCCGCCCGGCTCGACAGGGTGAGTGTGAAGCAGATGCGGCACGTCGCCGCCCAACCACTCAATCTCTAGGAGTTCATTGTGGCCAACGCATTCTCGAAAGAAGAGCGCGTCGCGTTCGAGCAACTGCTCGAAGGCTTCCAGGACGCTCTCGTGCTGTCTCGCAACGTCGCGGTCTACAACACCGACCAGACGATGATGGAGCGCACCAACAACGTCATCTGGCGTCCGCAGCCGTACATCAGCCAGTCGTACAGCGGCACGGACATGACCTCGAACTTCGACGACTACACCCAGCTCGCCGTCCCGGCGACCATCGGGTTCAGCCGCTCGGTGCCGTGGGTGATGACCGCGACCGAACTGCGCGACACGCTGCAGGAAGGCCGTCTCGGTGACGCCGCCAAGCAGAAGCTGGCGAGCGACATCAACGTGGCGATTATGAACGTCGCCGCGCTGCAGGGTTCGATCTTCGTCAAGCGCACCGCGGCCGCTTCGGGTTTCGATGACGTGGCCGAGATCGAGGCGCGGTTCAACGAGAAGGGCGTCATGGACACCGACCGTTACCTCGCGCTGAGCACGCGCGACTACAACGGCATGGCCAGCGACCTCGCCAAGGCCTCGCGCTCGTTCGGCAACGACATCAGCGACAGCGCGCTGCGTCGGGCGTTCGTTGGTCGGATCGCCTCGTTCGACACCTACAAGCTCGACTACGCGGTGCGCAAGGCCGCGGCTGCGGGCGGTGCGGGTCTGACGATGTCGACCCTGGTGGGTGCTGGCAACTACTGGACGCCCAAGGCGACCTCGACTGCCGTCACCGGAGAGACCAGCAACGTCGACAACCGGTTCCAGACGATCACCATCTCCTCGACCACCAACGTGGCCGCTGGCGATGCGTTCACGATCGCCAACGTCTTCGAGGCGCACGCCATCACCAAGCAGTCGACGGGAGTCCTGAAGACCTTCCGGGTCATCAGCGTTCCCAGCGGCACCACGCTTGTCATCACCCCGCCCATCATCAGCAACCAGGGCGCAACGGATGCCGAGGCGCAGTACCAGAACTGCGTGATCACCTCGACCTCTGGCACCGCTGGCATCACCTTCATGAACACCGTCGCAGGCGCGATGAACCCGTTCTGGCAGCGTGATGCACTGGAGATCCTGCCGGGCCGGTACGCCGTGCCGACCGACGCGGGTGCCGCGGTGATGCGTGCCGCGACCGACCAGGGCATCGAGCTGGTGATGACCAAGCAGTACGACATCAACACCATGAAGACCAAGTACCGGCTCGACACGCTCTATGGCGTGGTCAACAAGCAGCCGGAGATGTCGGGCATCGTGATGTTCTCGCAGACCTGATCTGCGGCCGGGGGCGGCGGGCTTTCCGCCGTCCCCAATCTGAGGGCTCAGGGAGACCCTGCCAGCCCGCACCAGGGAGATTCAGATGTCGAACATCATCGCAACCAACGGGCGCGCAACCGTCGTCGTACCCGCGGCGGATTCGATCGCCGTCTACACGCAGGGGCAGGCTCAGGTCTCTCGCGTGCTGAGCTTCCCGAACTACCCGGATTCCGTGTCGCTGCTGGGCACGGTGACCAACGGACAGACTGTCTTCGGCTCGTACACCGACGGCGCGACGATCATCGTCGAGTCGGTCGGGGGCCTGCCGGTCTACTACGAGGTCGGCACGACTCCGCAAGTGCAGCAGGGGCGCCTCGACATCCAGGTGCAGGCGACTCCTGCGGTCGTCGCGGACGGCGGCGCGATGACGTTCACCGCCGCGAACCTGCTCAATGGCCTGGTGACCGCGACGCCGACGACCGGACGGAACATCGCCCTGCCGACCGGCGCAAACATGGATCTCGCGAGCGAGTTCGCGATCGACGACAGCATCGACTGGTCGCTGATCACGCTGGCCGCGTTCGCGCTGACCGTGACCAACGCCGCTTCTGGCCATACGCTGGTGGGTTCCGGCGCGACCGCGGCGACCTCTGGCAGTGCGGCACGGTTCCGCACTCGCAAGACGGCCGCGAACACTTTCGTCACCTACCGCCTCGCCTAACAGCGAGCGCGGGCGCAGCGCAGCGGGTGGTGGTCACAAGCCACCGCCCGCTTTTCACATGAGGAGGCACCGTGCCGCTGAAGAAGGGATACAGCCAGAAGTCGATCTCCGAGAACATCCGCAAGGAGATGAAGTCCGGGAAGCCGCAGAAGCAGGCGATCGCCATCGCCCTGTCGACGGCGCGCACCGCGGCGATGAAGGCTGGCAAGCCGAGCAAGGCTCCGGCGAAGAGGGGCAAGTGATGAAGGCTGGCCTGTACGCCAACATCCACGCCAAGCGCGAGCGCATCGAGAAAGGCAGCAAGGAGCGCATGCGCAAGCCTGGAGCCAAGGGAGCACCGACGGCGGCTGCTTTCAAGGCGTCGGCGAAGACGGCCGGGCGAGGTCGATGATGGAGTTCCCGACCTTCGTCTACCGCTGCCCTGGCCCGCACTTCGGGCCTCTGGGGACGACCTACGGGACGCTCGACGTGGACTCGCAGGACGCTCTGGACGCCGCGCTGGCTGACGGTTGGCACCTGACCCTGTCGGAGGCGGCGGAAGCGTTCCTGCGCGGCCATGAGCCTGTCCCTGCGGCTGTAGCTACAGAGCAGGACGACGATGCGCCGCCGACGCGCGACGAGATGCTCGAGCAGGCCAAGCGCATCGGCCTGAAGGTGGATCGACGCTGGAGTGACGAAACCCTGCTGGACGCGATCGTCCGGCGGATGAAGGAACAGGAGCAGAGCACATGATCTACGGGCCATTCGCACCGCGCTACGGCGCCGGACAGACCGTCGCCACCTCGACCAGCTCGGGCACGACGACCATCGGGGCGGGAAACAAGTGCCTGCGACTGCAGAACCTCGACGGCACGAACACCCTGCACGTCCGCACCAGCTCTGGCACCAGCACCGCGACGACCGGTGACCTGATGCTGCGGCCGAACCAGGTGATCGTGATCCAGAAGGAGCAGGAGCACGACACCGTGGCGCACATCGCGGCCGCGGGAACGCCGAACCTCCGGATCGAGCCGGGCGAGGCTGGCATCTGACGCGAGGGCCGTCATGGGCTACAGCAAGCAGCAGTTCGTCACCGCCGCCTTCGAGGAGCTGGGCCTCGCGGCCTACGTCTTCGACCTGGCGCCGCAGGATCTGCAGTCGGCTCTGCGGCGGCTCGACGCGATGATGGCCGAGTGGAACGCGAAGGG